GCTAATGCTACTGATACAAGGATGACCGCAACAGAAGTAGCAGAACGACATGAAGAAAAACTGCTTATGTTAGGGCCAGTATTGGAAAGATTACATAATGAATTGCTAGATCCATTAGTTGATATTACGTTTAGCAGAATGCTTGAGTCAGGTTTAATACCACCAGCCCCAGAAGAGTTGCAAGGCATGGAATTAAACGTAGAATTTGTATCTATGTTGGCACAAGCACAACGTGCAATTGGTACAAATAGTATTGATAGGTATACAAATACAATGGGAGCTATTGCTCAAATGAAACCTGATGTATTAGATAAATTTGATTCTGATGCATGGGCAGATAATTATGCTGATATGTTAGGAATTGACCCAGAATTGATAGTAGCTGACAAAGAAGTAGCAATGATACGTCAACAAAGAGCGCAAGCACAGCAACAAGCAGCGCAAGCCGAAGCACAACAACGTGCTGCTGAAAATGTATCTAAACTAGGTAACACTAATCCTGATAATGTTATGGATATGATGAATCAGTTTAGCGGTTACAATTCACCATCACCAATGGAGGTATAACATGGATTTAATTGATCTTAAAAAAGACCCACAACCTATTGACAGCAAAGAAATGTATGACGAACCGATGTATAGCTACGGTTTGTGTATATCGCTTGGTAGGGAAGAATTAGAAAAGCTAGGTATAGAAAAATTACCAGAAGCTGGTAGTGAAATGATGATAAAAGCTATTACTTATGTAAAAACTGTTAGGGAAAGTAAAGAAAAAGATGGTGTTGAACAGAATGTAGAGCTACAAATATGTGCAATGGGTATTGATCCTATTGACAAAACAAAAGATCAGGCAAAAGGTTTGTACGAAAGCAAGCCTAAACCTGCACCAAAAGCAACACCTGTTGCTAAAACCGCAACTTATTTAGCATAGGAGTTAATTATGGCTGAAAAAAAAGAAGGTGTTATTTCTAATATGCAAAAAAGAAAAATAACACTTATAAAAACTAAAATAGATGGAGGTATGGCTTCAGAAAAAGATAAAAAAGAACTAGAAAAACTAAAAAAACTCTACCCATCAATGTTTTAACTATGACTGATCCTAATTTCCAAAAAATGCCATCTGCTTACAAAGAGCAATTTAGAAAAATGGTGGAACTAGAAAAACAAAAACGATTAAAAGAAAAAAAAGACAAAAGAAAAACAAAGAATATTGCTGATCAGTTGTATGGAGGTAGTTAATTATGGGAAAACAAAGAGGATTATGGGATAACATACACGCAAAACGTGACAGGATTGCAAAAGGTTCTGGTGAAAAGATGCGTAAAAAAGGATCAAAAGGTGCGCCAACTGATGAAGCTATAAAAAAAAGTCAGAAAACAAGTGACAAAGAAAAAGCAAAAAAGTTATATCCTAAAATGGCATAGGTGTGACCGTAACATAGTTATGGATAGATATATTAGAGCATGAGCGAATACAATCCTCTCGATCTTAAAAGTCAACAGAAATCTAAAGACAATAAAAAGTCCGCAGAAAGAATTGACCGCCAGAACGAAGAATCGGATATTAAATGGCTCATGAGCAGCAAGAGGGGTCGCAGATTCGTCTGGAGACTTCTGGAACAAGCAGGTGTATTTCGATCATCGTTTAACACCAACGCAATGGCAATGTCATTTAGCGAAGGTAACAGAAACTATGGTTTGCAAATCCTTAACTTAATCCACACTCTCTGCCCAGAACTGTATCCGACAATGATCAAGGAGCAAAAAAATGTCAGAGACGCTGATGACGGAAGCCAACCAAACAAATGAAGGTGATTCGCAGCAGCCAGTAGACGCAACAACTGAGCAATCAACTGAAGCGACTACTGACACCCAGCAGCAAACTGAAGGTGTACAGGATCAACAAGTTTCGGATGAAACCGCTGTTGAAAGTGAAACTAGCGATCAGGAAAAACCAGAAGGTGCGCCTGAAACATACGAGTTTAACACACAGATTACTGACGAATCTGAAGAACTCGACCCCGATGTAGTTAATGCATTCGGTGAAGTCGCTAAAGAACTTGACCTGCCACAAAAAGATGCACAAAAAGTATTGGACAAAGTTGCTCCTGTAATACAGGAAAAACAAGCCAAAGCTATGGAGCAAGCAAAAATAGATTGGGCTAATGATTCACAATCAGATGAAGAATTTGGTGGTGAAAATTTAAATGCTAATTTAGACATTGCAAAAAAATCTCTAGAAGCTTTTGGTTCTGATTCTTTAAAATCGCTGCTACAAGAAACAGGCTTTGGAAATCATCCTGAGATAATCAGGTTTATGTACAGAGCAGGTAAGGCAATTAGTGAAGACAGTTATGTTGGTAATTCTCAAGGTGCTACTGGTAAATCCAATGTTCCAAAAGATTTTAACGGCATAGCTAACGCACTATATTCTAATCAGCAAACTAAGTAAGGAGTTATTAAATGGCTACACTCTCAACCTCAAATTTAACACTAGCGGATTGGGCAAAAAGATCTGACCCAGACGGTAGAGTTCCAATTGTTGCAGAACTGTTATCACAGAGCAACGAAATACTAGATGACTGCGTTTTTAAGGAAGGTAATTTACCTACTGGTGAACGTGTAGTTATTAGAACAGGTTTACCCGGTGTTTACTGGAGAGCATTAAACCAAGGTATTCCATCAAGCAAGTCAACAACAGCACAAATTGATGAAGCTTGCGGAATCCTAGAAGCACGTTCTGAAGTAGACAAAGACTTAGCGATGTTAAATGGTAACACCGCACAGTTCCGTTTATCTGAAGATACTGCGTTCTTAGAAGCAATGAACCAGACTCAAGCTGAGACAATGTTTTACGGTAATCCCGGAACAGATCCTAAAAAGTTTCTAGGTCTTGCACCAAGATACGGTGATCTTTCTGCTGATAATGCTGTAAACATTCTTGATGCAGGTGGATCAGGTTCTGATAACGCTTCTGTATATCTAGTTGTTTGGGGTGATAATACTGTTTATTGTCCTTTTCCTAAAGGATCTAAAGCAGGTTTAACTCACGAAGATCTTGGTGAGCAAACTGTTTACAATAGTGACGGTACAAGGCTACAAGCTTTTGCTACTCGTTACCAATGGAAAAACGGTTTGGTTGTTAAAGATTGGAGATACGTTGTTCGTATTTGTAATGTTGACATTTCTGACCTACTCGGTAGTGCTAATACACAAACTGCTGCTGCATCAACTAACTTAGTTAAATTGATGGCTAGAGCATTATACAGAATACCTAATATGGCTATGGGAAGAGCAGCATTCTATATGAATAGAACTGTTCACTCAGGCATGAGTATTGCTGCACTAGATAAATCACAAAACGTATTATCAATACAAGAAGGTTTATCACAGTTTGGATCTGCACAAAGTTACCTATCATTCTTAGGAGTACCTCTAAGAAGAGTAGATGCCTTGATCAATGCTGAAGCTCGTGTGACTTAATAGTTACAAGTTTTTTTATACTATTTTTTTGGAGATTTTCTTAAAATGATTACAGACAAACTGCTCAGAGTGAGCGAAGATCAAGCATTAACTACAACTGCTGTATCTACTAACACTATTGATTTAAGTGTTGCTAGAGATGTAGGTGAAGGTACTTCTTTGTACATGAACTTTGCAGTAACAGAAGCACTAGCTAATGGTACAAGCGTAAAGTTTGAAGTTATTAGTAGTGCAGCAGCAAACTTAGGTACTCCTACTGTAATTGGTAGCACCGATGCTATCCTTACAGCAGCATTAACACTAGGTAAAAATGTAGTTGTTCGTATTAACCCAGATATTGCTGGCAAAGGCCAAAGATATTTAGGTGCTAGATACACAATTGCAGGTACTTTTAACGCTGGTAAAGTTACTGCTGACGTAGTAGAAACAATCGGTGACGGTAGGAAGTTCTATGCTTCTGGCTTTACCGTAGCTTAAACTAAAAAAGACTTATGCCTATTTACAAAGCAAAAATTAAGTGTTTCGTTGGTCAATCCATGAGAGAAGCTGACGAAGAATTTGAGTATAACGGAGAGTATTGCAAGCATCTTGAATTAGTTAGTGGTCAAGAACCTCAGACACCTGTAGCGTCTACTACACCTGTGGAATCTGAAGTAAAGATAACTAATTTAGAATTGATGACTAAAGCAGAACTTGAAGTTTATGGTCGCACTATCGGTCTTGAACTTGATAGAAGACAAACAAAAGATACTCTTATTAAACAACTTGAAGCAGCTAGTAAATAGGTTTAGTCTTCTTATTTGACTTACAGGGGGCTAGTAGTATTACTGCTATCCTCCTCTTTTTATAGGAGATGTAATGGCAACTGAAGTAGATATTTGCAATCTTGCCCTAGCTCATTTGGGTGATGATGCAACAATAGCTTCGCTAAATCCACCAGAAGGATCAGCACAAGCGGAAAAAGCTGCACGTTTTTATCCAATTGCTAGAAACAATTTGTTAGAAATGTATAATTGGAATTTTGCAGCAAAACGTGAAAATTTAGCACTTACTACAAATACTCTTGACCAATGGGATTATGCATACGCAGCACCTGCGGATATGATGAATCCTGTCTCAATAATATCTCCTTCAGCACAAAACGATTACGCTACAAGAATGTCTGCTGGCGATACTCCGGGAGGAATAACAAGTAATTATGCACCAACAATTGTGGCAGGGCAATATTCACCACAACAATTTGCAGTAGAAGGAACATATATTTATACAAATCAAGAAAATGCAATGTTGCGATATCAAGCATATGTAACTGACCCTTCTATATTTTCTCCGTTATTTGTAACTACATTGTCATGGCATCTAGCATCAATGTTGGCAGGGCCTATTATAAAAGGAGATCAAGGAGCAGCAGAAGCAAAACGTAGTATACAAATGATGCAAGGATATTTAACACAAGCAAAACAATCAGATAATTTACATAGAGATATTACGGTAGAGCATATAGTTCCTTGGACATCTGGGAGGTAATCAATGCCAGTTACACGCACGTTTGCTAGAGCATTTTCTGGAGGTGAGATATCACCAGAAATGTTTGGTCGTATTGATGACGCTAAGTATCAGCAAGGCGCAGCAAAAATGCTTAACTTTATTGCCAAACCACAAGGGCCAGCAGAAAACAGACCGGGGTTTGCATTTGTTAAAGAAGTAAAAGACAGTACAAAAGCAACAAGGTTATTATCTTTTACATTTTCTACTGTGCAAACAATGGTAATTGAAATGGGTAATACCTATTTTAGATTTCATACACAAGGTCAAACATTACTTTATTCAGATGGAACAGCATGGAGTAACAGCACTAATTATGTAGTCGGTGATATAGCAAAATATAGTGGTACTAATTATTACGCAAAAACAGCACACTCAAATAGTCAACCACCAAACTCTACAAATTGGTATGCTCTACCTGCGGACATGACATATGAAATACCATCACCATATTTAGAAGCAGAATTATTTGATATTCATTATGTACAATCTGCTGATGTTATGACAATTGTGCATCCTAATCATGCACCACGAGAACTAAGAAGATTAAGCGCAACTAAATGGGAATTAAAAACAATTAGTTTTACTAGTACATTAGCAGCACCAACAGGTGTTACTGTTACTCCATATATTCCTTCATCAAGCAGTACAAATACAGATACATATGAAGCTCATGTTTATGTCGTAACGGCTGTTGCATCTAATTTAGTAGATGAAAGTGCAGCATCTAATTCTGGATCAGGTAATAATAATATTTTTGTTACAGGAGCAAAAAATACAATTTCATGGAACGCAGTTACTGGTGCGTCTAGGTATAGAGTTTATAAAGAACAGGGTGGTATTTTTGGATTCTTAGGAGAATCAACTGGAACAACAATTGTTGATAATAACATTGCACCAGATTTTTCTAGAACCACACCTATATATGAAAATGAATTTGTAGGTACTGGTAATTTTCCCGGTGCTGTATCTTATTTTGAACAACGTAGAGTTTTTGCAGGTACAAATAATGAACCGCAAAGTATTTTTATGACAAAATCAGGAACTGAAAGCAATATGTCTTTTGGTTTACCAATAGCTGATGATGACCGTATTAAGTTTCAAGTAGCTGCTCGTGAAGCAAATACTATTAGACATATAGTTCCTTTAACAAATTTACTGTTACTTACAGGATCAGCAGAATGGCGCATTACATCTGTTAATAGTGACGCTATAACACCAACATCTATATCAGTAAAACCACAGTCATATGTTGGTGCTAATAATGCACAGCCAGTAATTGTAAATAACAGCATGGTTTATTGTGCATCTCGTGGTGGTCATGTAAGAGAACTTGGTTATAACTGGCAAGCTAATGGATTTATTACAGGAGATCTATCTCTTCGTGCGCCACATTTATTTGATAATTTAACAATTACAGATATGGGTTTAGCAAAAGCTCCTATGCCTATTGTTTGGTTTGTTAGTAGCAGCGGTAAATTAATTGGTCTTACATATGTTCCAGAACAGACTATAGGAGCATGGCATCAACATGATACAGATGGTACGTTTGAAAGCGTTGCAACAGTTTCTGAAGGTAATGATGATGTTTTATATGCAGTTATTCAAAGAACTATAAATGGTGCTACTAAAAAATATATAGAACGTATGGGTACAAGATTATACGATAATCAACGTGATAGTTTTTTTGTTGACGCAGGTGCAACTTATAACGGTACAAATACAAACACAGGACAAAATGTCACTATATCTGCCGGTACAAATTATACAAGAGGAGAAAGCGTTACGATTACTGCCAATTACAATTTATTTAATGCACCTCCTAGTACTGATGATGTAGGCGATGCAATTGTTTTAGTAGACGGCACAAATTATTACAGATGCAATATTGTTTCTACTACAAGTGCAACAGTAGCAACTGTAAAACTAGACGTAGATTTACCAGCAAGTTTACGCAATACAGCCATAACAACGTATGAAGTTGCAAGAAATGTTTTTACTGCTGGATTATCACATTTAGAAGGCAAAACAGTAAGCATTTTAGCTGATGGTGCTGTACATCCACAAAAAGTAGTTTCTAGCGGTTCTGTCACGTTAGACCGTGCTTCTAGTGTTGTTCATATAGGGTTGCCATATAACAGCGATTTGCAGACGTTACCTTTAGCATTGCAAACAGAAGCTTTTGGTCAAGGCCGTGTAAAAAATCTAAATCATATTTGGTTGCGTGTTTTAGAAAGTTCTGGAATATTTGCTGGCCCTACTGCTGATAAATTAGTAGAAGCAAAACAACGTACAACAGAACCATATGGAACTCCACCAAATTTAAAAACGGAAGATATAAAAATCATGTTAACTCCAGCATGGCAAGATACAGGACAAATTTTTGTAAGACAAACTGATCCATTACCATTAACAGTTGTAGGTGTAACTTTAGAAGTAGCTATTGGTGGATAGTGTGACCGTAAACAGATAAACTGTATGTATATTAGAAAAATAAGGAAGTGTTGAACTTATGACAACGAGGATAAAAAATGGCTAAAAGTCAAAGTTTTATAGATAAAGTAGGTAATTTTGGTACTGCTATGGAAATAGGCGGTATGGCTACTGGTATTGTTAATAGTTTTTACGCGGCTAGTACAGAAAAATATAATTTACAAACGCAAGCTTTAAATTTTAAACATCAACAAGCAATGTCTGCAATTAATGCAGACGCAATGGAGTTTGCATCGTTTAATATTTATAGACAATATGCACAACAAAAGCAAAATTTAGGTATAACTCAACGTCAAGACCGAGGAAAAAGAAAAGTTAGCGTAGCGTCTAGAGGTGGTAAAGCAGGTTATGGAAGTACTAGAGATGTTGAAGTTAGTAAAAGAGTATTAGATGCTATTGATAGAAAAACAATAGATGTTAATAGAGTAAAAGCTGCAAATGACATGAAAACAAGAGGTGTAGATGCCAAAATTCAATCTGATATGTTAGGTGTATCAGCAGGGGCTATGTTTTCTAGTGCAAGTAATGTTAGCGGATTTATGAATGCAGCACCTAGTTTACTTACAGGTGTAAGTTCTCTTGCACAAAATTTTGTTAAAAGAAATGCTTAAGAGGTAATTATGCAAGTACCAATGAATTTAACTCAAAATATTCAAGGTGGTGCGCCAGCGTTATATAGTGGCGGTCAAGTTGCCACAATGAAAGATACAGTAAGTGGAGCAACTGCCAAATTAGCTCAAGCACAATCTAAAGCAGGGCAAGAATTTAATGCAATAAGAGATGAATTTCAACTTGCAAGAGATGATGCGGTCTTTAAAAAAGCGCACGCTGATTTTGCTAAAGAAGCAAATGAAATAAAATTTAAATATTTAGCATTAGAAAGTGAAGGTGCTGTAAAAACAGTAGGAACAAATCCAGACACAAATCAACCTATATCAATTTTAGACCAGCAAAAAAATGATATTGAAGCTATACGACAACAATACTTAGGAAACTTAGAAAACAGTAGACAAATAGAAGCATTTGAAATTAAATCAGGAGCTACAAAAGAAACCATTTCCAACAGAATGGGAGTACATTATATAAGTGAAAATTCTAAGTTTTTAAAAAATTCAGCAATTGCTGATATTGCTACGCAAACAAATGAAGCAGGTGAAAATTATAAAGATTTTTTTGATTTAAATGGTGAATACAATGCATCTTTAACAGCAGCTTTGCAATTACAAAGTAAAGAAGATAACAGAATTGGATTATCACCAGACAGTCCAATTAGAAGAAATAATATGTTGCAAGTATGGAATAGTGTGCAATCAGCAGCTTTAGACACAATGATAGCAGAAGGTGATTTTAAAACTGCAATGACATTTCTTGATCACAATTACAATACTTTAAATAAAATGTCACCTGCTACATTTAAAACATATAACCAAACAGTAAAAAAAGGATATTTAAAACAGGTTGGTGAAAAGCAAGCAACTAATATTTTTAATTATCGTGGTAATCCAAATAGTGATGACCCTTTAAGTAAGATAAATTTTACGTTTCTTTTGTCTAGTAATCATGCAGCAGATGATGGACGTAATGCACCAACAACAAATGGGCTTAATGCATTAGACGGTCAAAATCCTGATTTAAGTGATACAGAAGCTAGTGAATATTGGTTCAATGCGTCTAAAGAATCTAAGTTTTTTAATGAAGAAACAGGAGTTATGAAAATAATTCCAGAACATCAAACAATGCAACTGTTTGCAATTCAAACACTTGGTGTAGAAAAAGCAGATTCTATATTTACAAAAGCAAAAACATTATCAGGTAAAGATGCAAGCAATGAAGATATTATGAAAAATGTAGTTAAATTATTTAAAGAAGCACAAGAAAAAAAATTCTTTGGTAATGGTGAACACGTTGATCTTGTTAATAAAGATATAGATACAATATTAAAATATATTGATTACGACTATGCCAATAAAGTAATTGCTGGTGGTAAAGATGGATTATTTAATGACCGTAATGATGAATCAGGAATGCCAAAAAGAACTGATATGTTAGAGCTATTAAATGATGTAATAATAGATGATGAAAAATTAGAGTATGCAAAAACAGAATTTAAAAAAGTATATGACGATCAAGAATCAATAAATGAAGGAGAGTATAAAAATTTAAAAGAAGAAATTTTTGCAACAGCTTTT